CTGTTATAATTTTTTCTTCAGCAACCTTAATAAGCTCCTCTACGGCTTTTTCTGCTGCTATTATAACAGGAAGCAAGGACGATGATTTAGCTGCTGACAGACTTAAAAACGCAGCAGCAACAAAAAGACTTGCTATTGAAGACGCCTTTGCTATATTACAGAGGATAGAATCAGAAAGAGCAAAACTCAACGGGGAAGATGACAACACAAGAACAGAAGAGAAATTCCAAAGTTTCGCAGAGAATAGAGGAAGAAAATCTTGATTTACAGATTTGTAAAGTCATTGATGACTGTATTCCAAAGAAAACAATAGACAAGCTTAACAATAGCAAATCTTGGTCTTATGGATACAACCAAAGTCATGATATTGTTATAATAAGTAAAACTGGTCAAATTGGAGACATTGTTGACATACAGGGATTAAAAATTGCATTACCTTTGCAGCCAGAAAAAATAACGCAAAGAAGTAAAAAGAAAAATGAACAATACTGGCATCCCGAAGAATACCCAAAAGAATTACAAAAAATCAAGACCATTTTCGAGTGGAATGAGTACCCGAATGCATTCAAAAATTCATGGGTCGACTACATTGAAAATGAGTTCGAAAGAAGAGATAGTGGTTATTGGTTTAAAAACAACGGTATTGCTACTTATGTTACTGGTACTCATTATATGTATTTACAATGGACCAAAATAGATGTAGGTAAACCAGAGTATAGAGAGTCAAATAGAGTTTTTTTTATTTTTTGGGAGGCTTGTAAAGCTGACGAAAGATGCTATGGAATGTGTTATTTAAAGAATAGGCGTTCTGGTTTTTCTTTTATGTCTTCAGCAGAAACTGTAAACCTAGCCACAATAACTTCTGATGCTAGATTTGGAATATTGTCTAAGACTGGAGCAGATGCTAAGAAAATGTTTACAGACAAAGTAGTTCCAATTTCTACCAATTATCCTTTTTTCTTTAAACCCATACAAGATGGTATGGACAAGCCTAAAACAGAACTAGCGTACAGAGTTCCTGCTTCTAAGCTTACAAGAAAAAACATATCTATAACAAACAACGTTGACAACCTTACAGGTCTTGACACTTCAATTGACTGGAAAAACACTGGAGACAACAGTTATGATGGGGAAAAATTGTTTCTACTTGTTCATGACGAATCAGGCAAGTGGGAAAGACCAGACAACATACTAAATAACTGGCGTGTAACTAAAACAACGCTAAGGTTAGGTAGAAAAATAGTAGGCAAATGTATGATGGGGTCTACATCAAACGCATTAAGTAAAGGGGGAGATAACTTTAAAAAACTTTATGAAGACTCTAATGCTTTAGAACGTAATTCTAACGGACAAACAAAAAGCGGAATGTATTCTCTATTTATTCCTATGGAATGGAATATGGAAGGATTTATAGACATACACGGTTTGCCTGTATTTAGAAATCCAGAGACACCAATAAAAGATATTCAAGGAGACTTTATACATCAAGGAGTATTAAACTATTGGGATAATGAAGTTGACGCATTAAAGTCTGACCCAGATTCTTTAAATGAATTTTACAGACAGTTTCCTCGAACAGAGAACCATGCATTTAGAGATGAAGCTCAAAACAGTTTATTTAATTTAACAAAAATATATCAGCAAATAGATTTTAATGATTCTGTTGATATAAAGAGAACAGTAAGAACAGGGAATTTTGTCTGGAAAGATGGAATAAGAGATACTGAAGTTGTTTGGACTCCTAGCGTAAATGGCAAGTTTCACGTGTCGTGGTTACCTGAGCTAGGAATGAGAAACAATGTTGAGATAATTAACGGCAAAAAACATCCAGGAAATAAACATGCTGGAGCTTTTGGATGTGACTCTTATGACATATCTGGAGTTGTAGGAGGCAATGGTTCTAAAGGAAGTTTGCATGGATTAACAACTATGAATTTTGACAATGCACCTTCAAACCAATTTTTTTTAGAATATGTAGCTAGACCTCAAACTGCTGAAATGTTTTATGAAAATGTATTAATGGCTTTGGTTTTTTACGGGATGCCTGTATTAGTTGAAAACAACAAGCCTAGACTTTTATATTATTTAAAAAATAGAGGCTACAGAAACTTTTCTATAAACAGACCAGACAAACATAAAAACGACCTTTCTAAAGCTGAAAAAGAAATTGGAGGAATACCTTCTTCTACTTCTGTTATATCAATACATGCAGAAGCTATAGAGTCTTATATAGAGAGATATGTTGGGTATGATTATGGAGGAGATTTTAGAGACCCAGACACTCCAGGAAAAATGTTTTTCAATAAGACATTATTGGATTGGGCTAACTATGATATTAACAAGAGAACTAAATTTGATGCTACCGTTAGCTCAGGTTTTGCTATCATGGCAACAAATAAATACGTTATGAAACCTGTACAAAAACGCAATGAAATAAACCTTAAATTTGCAAGGTATAGTAACAATGGCAACATAAGTACATTATTAAAGTAGGATATGAGCAATACCCCTTACACACATGTTTCTGGGTTTCCAGACCAATTAGCGTTAGACGAAGAGAAAGTGGATTCCAAATACGGTCTAAGCGTTGGTAAAGCCATAGAACAAGAGTGGTTTAAAAAAGAAGGTACAACCTCTAGATATTACAGCAACAAAAGCAATTTTCATAAATTAAGAACTTATGCTTTAGGAGAGCAAAGTGTTCAAAAATATAAAGATGAACTTGCTGTGAATGGGGATATATCGTATCTAAATCTTGACTGGACACCTGTTCCAATTATACCCAAAATGGTGGACATTGTTGTCAATGGAATGACCACTAGATTACATAGCGTAAAAGCAGAGGCTGTAGACCCTGTATCTTCAAGTAAAAAAGCTACATACAGAAATGATGTAGAGACTCAAATGAAGAACAAGGACAATTACGAGGAGCTTGAAAAAATGTTTGGCAACAAAATGTTTTCAATGAATCCTGACGAATTGCCTGAAAACGATGACGAGTTAAACCTTCACATGTCTTTAAATTACAAAGACGAGATAGAAGTTGGAGCTGAAAAAGCTATAACTAATGTGTTCAAAATGAATGAATACGATTTAGTAAAGCAACAGTTAACAGAAGATGCTACAACTTTAGGTATTGCCGTATCAAAACATACTTTCAATATTCACGATGGGATAAAGTTAGATTATGTAGACCCAGCAAACTTTATTTATAGCCCAACTGAAGACCCTAATTTTAAGGATTGTTATTACTTTGGAGAAGTTAAAAATGTAAATATTACAGAGTTAAAGAAAATAAATCCAGGGTTAACTCAAGAAGACATAAAAGAAATATCAAAGCTTTCTAGTAAATGGGATTCTTATCAAGGAGTTCGAGGAAACGCCAGAACAGATAACTTTGACAAAAACACAGCAACTTTACTTTATTTCTGTTACAAAACAGACATGGAGATTGTATATAAGAAAAAGAAAAACGCCTATGGAGGGGACAAAGTATTAGAAAAAAATGGGAGTTTTAACCCACCAAAGACAGAGGCAGCACGTTTTGAAAAATTATCTAAAAGAATTGATGTATGGTACGAAGGTGTACTTGTTCTAGGAACAAACTATATACTGAAGTGGGAACTAATGAAGAACATGGTAAGACCGAAGTCGGCAATCCAGAAAGTTCTTGCTCCGTTCGTTGCGTCTGCTCCAAAAATGTACAGGGGTCAGATAGACTCCCTAGTAAAGAGGATGATACCTTTTGCTGACCAGATACAATTAATACATTTAAAGCTACAGCAAATAACTTCTAGAATGATTCCTGACGGAGTTTATCTAGATGTTGATGGTCTTGCTTCTGTTAACTTAGGAAACGGAAACTCTTACGACCCTCAAGAGGCATTAAATCTTTACTTTCAAACTGGTTCTGTTATTGGACGTAGCTCCACTGAAGACGGAGAGTTTAACCACGGAAAGATACCCGTTCAAGAACTTACTTCTTCTGGTGCAAACGCAAAAATTTCTTCTCTTATAAACATGTATAATTACAATTTAAACATGTTGAGAGCTGCTACAGGATTGAATGAAGCTAGAGATGCTTCAACACCTGACGACAGAGCTTTAGTGGGAGTGCAAAAACTAGCTGCCTTAAATTCAAATACGGCAACAAGACATGTACTTAATTCTACTTTGTACATGACTACTAAAATGGCACAGTGTGTTTATTATAGATTGTCTGATGCTTTAGAATATTCAGACATGGCTGAAGATTTAGCCAAAGGAATAGGAAGGTATTCAATAGATATTCTTAAACAAATAAAGAACTTACATCTACATGATTTTTCTATTTTTATAGAACTACATCCAGATGAAGAAGAAAAAGCTATTTTAGAACAAAACATACAAGCTTCTTTAGCAGCAGGTAAAATTGATATAGATGATGCAATTGATGTTAGGGGAGTTCCTAATATAAAAATAGCATCGCAACTCTTAAAAGTTCGAAAAAAGAGAAAAGAAAAGCTGGACATGAAAAAACAGCAAGCTCTTATAGAACAACAATCTCAATCTAACGCTCAAGCTGCGCAAGTTGCAGAACAAGCTAAACAACAAACTCTTGGCGCTGAATCTCAAGCAGAAGCTCAAATAGAACAGCTAAAAGCTCAATTAGAAATGCAACGCATGGAAAAAGAGTTTGAACTTAAAAAGATGCTAATTGAAATGCAAAATTCAATGGAATCTCAATCAAGACAAGAGCAGAGAGAATTTGAGTTAAGCAAAGAAGGTCAGCGTGAAGACAGAAAAGATAAAAGAACAGAAAAGCAAGCTTCACAGCAATCAGTATTAATAAAACAAAGACAGCAGGATTTAGACCCTGTTGACTTTGATGGACGAGACTCTTTAGGCTCTGGTATTCAGGGAATGATAGGGGCTTAATATTTAAATAAATAAAATCTAATTAAATGGCAGAATTAAAATTTCGAGTTATGAATGACGAAGGAGACTTTGTTCCGTTAAACTCACAGCAAGAAACAGTTTCGGAAGAAGCTGTAAATCAAGAATTAAATAGTAGCGAAACTCAGGTTGAAACTGAACAAGCTCCTGTTGAAATAGAAACTGAAGCTCCAGCAGAAAACGCTGAGGCTGAACAAGTTATAGATGAAAAACCAGAAGAGGAAGCGCCTGTTCAGGCTGAAGAGCCTAGCGCTGAATTGGATGAGTCAAGTATTCTACAACATCTAAAGGAAAGATACAATGCTCAGTACGAGTCTTTAGATGACGTTCTTAAAAAAAATGAGCAAGAGCAAGTTGTTTTGCCAGATGCTGTTTCCGAATTTATGGAATACAACAAAGAAACTGGTAGAGGATTAGAGGACTATATGCGATTTAAGCAAGACCTCTCTGAAGTTGACGAAAATACTTTACTCCAAAATTATTACAAGGAGACAAAGCCTTATTTAGATTCTTCAGATGTTCCTGATTTTATTGAACAGAACTTTGGAGTTAACGAAGATTCTGATGATAAAACCAAAAAGCAAAAAGAACTTGCGTACAAAGAAGAATTATATAACGCTAGAAAGCACTTTGATACTTTGAAAGAAAAATACAAAGCTCCTCTTGAGTCAAGCACGGAGAATGTACCTGAAGAATATCAAAAGGCATACGAGAGTTACAATAATTATATAAATGAGTTAGAAGAAACTAAAAAAAGTACAGAACAACGGGCTGCAATTTTTAGTGATAAGACAAACAAACTGTTTTCAGAAAATTTCAAAGGTTTTGAATATAATGT